TCCGGGATCACATCTTCGCGAATCATTTCCTGGAAAGCTTCGTAGACTCTCGCAGCGATAGGACCGGCTAAGCAAGCGTATTCGGCTCCGTTGGCGATGATAAGCTGGCCGTAATTCTGCTCGGCCGCATATCCGGGAGTCGGTTTGGCTTTGGTCTGGCTCTTAAGGAACGACGTGAAGCGCAGTGATGTTGAATCCTCGCCGAAAGCGGCGTCCGAGATTTTCCGTCTGAAAGCCGGTGTCCTCTTCGCAAGCCAGTGTGCGGCGTAGTCTTCATAATCGCAGGTTGTCTCGAAATTCTCCTTTGCATAACATTCGAGGAACCGCTTGAAAATGAGCGCAGCGTCGACACTCACATCGCAAGCTTCGGCGAAATGTTTCGATGTCGCGACTTGACGAAGCAGCATGTTCCGAAGATCCTCGAAGCGGGAAGAACTGACCTGTATTTCCGCAAGTTTATCAGCGTCATCAAAGAAGCCTCTCACATTGGTGACTCGCTGAATGCCGTCGATCTCACCGGCGCTCTTGAGAGCGTGACTTGTCGGCCCGGAAAAATCTATTGCGTGCTCATGATCTTTGAAAGAGTCAAAATTAGTGTGCTTGTAGATGAAAGCTTGAATTTCATCTAGGGAAACATCACCAACCTTGGCAGCGGTTTCGGGGATCTTGAACTCAAAGTCGCGGTTAGCCGTATAAGAGGCCTCCATGAACGTTCTGGAGTACTGCAGCGGCATGCCAGCTTGCAAAGACGCAAATCTCTCAGACTCGATGTCGTGAAAGCTTAGGAGGCGATCTAGCTCACCAGGGAAACGTCGTCTCGCAGCAAGAGCAAAAGTCTGCAACCCGTCAACTCTGGAAAGCGGCTTCCAATTGGCGAACGAAGTCAGCGGCGCGGGTGCAATCAGACCACCGATAATGTGCAACCTCTCGCTATGCCTGGTCAGCATGACAGTACGAACTCCGTCATTTTGCTTGACCCAACTGCTTTGTCGAAGACGTTGAGGAGGCAATTCGAGGATGACAGATTCTGTCCGACTTCCCTGGAGCTGGGTGATCGACTGCCAAGTATCGCCTTCGGTGCCCTCATTGTTGAACTTCTTTGTAGTGCACATGAGCAGATCGTGCTGCCTTGGCTCAACTCCAACCAGTGCAGGGTAGAGGTAAATCGAGTGCAACAAAGAGTTTCGCGTCCTGACCGCTCGGTATTCCCGCTGCGTCATCATGTTCTTATTGACGTTGAGGAAAGCCGTGCAGGCGTCGAGCGGCATGGTATTGCTGACCGGTAGATGGAGGACCCGACCGAAGAGTGGTGATTTCGGCGACAAAGAGTTTTCAGCTCGCTGGTAGGGATCACCAAGGCAGACAACTTTCTTCGCGTGTTTTCTCGCAATGCCGAGCCAGGCGCAGACTACTGTCGGATGCATCGCAAAAACTTCATCGATGATGATGACGTCGTACGTCGAGGTGATCACTCTATGTTGGGTGACTGCAGAGCATTTGCTGCGCTTCTTCCAGTCATCTCGGAGCTTCTTAGTCGGCACGACCACCAAGCATTTGTAGCTGTCGCCAAGAGCAGACGCTATCGCGGTCTTTCCAGCACCCGGGATACCAGTGACCAAGATGTTCGGCCTGTGGATATCTTCAGATCTAGCAGCCTCTTGCGCGAAGAAATCCAACTGCAACTTGCGGATCCCAGCTTCCTCATCCTTGTCGACGTAGGCTTTCCCGTCGACAATTCGCACGCGATGGGGGTTGTCAAGAGTGAAGTTCCGGCTCCTTTCCAAAGCAAGCTTGAGCAATTCACAGCCACCTTTGTCAGGCATCGTGAACCAAAACTTGTCGGGTGCAAAGACTTCAGCCGGCCGTTTGCCAGGTGCAAAAGCGTTCCAATCCAGCAAGCCCTTTGGGTCGAAAGGTTCACTGGTGTAACGCTTCTGATCGATATCCGAGGGATTCACGACCATTGGCACGATAGCTTTTCCCTGCTCATTTGTCAGGATGATCGAGTAATCCCGCTCCGCGTCGTCAGAGATGTCCGTCGTGGCTTCGTACCGCTCAGTAGTTTCCTCAAGGCCCGGTCTCTCACCTTCATAGTGGGCAGCAGGAGACGGACCGGCCAACTCGACTGCCGACTGCGGGTCCTCGGGAGGAGGCAAGGGGGCGCCTCTTTCCCGAACGACGTATGATTGCTCGTCGACAACTGGTGGAATTGGATCGAAAGCCTGGTAGAAGCTGTCTTCGTCGATGTCGCTGTTCGGCGCGTTCGGACAGAACTGCTTGTGGCAAACCGGGCAATTGAAATCACATGCGATGTCATCAGGGAGATCTTCATGAGCGACCCTGTAAGCGGCGTTGCAGCGCTGGCAGTTTTCATCATCCTGAGGCTCCACCGGGAGAGGTACCATGGCGGGGTCGACTGTGGGCTCGAAGACATCTTCAACGGCTGCCATCGGGATAGGCGGGCGTTCAATGCGGCTAGAGGGACCGGCGTGCGTTGTTGCGGTTGGCAGGGCGACGCGAGGGACTGGATTAGGCCGGGCTGGTTGCTGGAAGACTTGAGGTCGGCGAACAGAATCCGCGATCTTCTTGGTGAGTCTCTCAGTGACAGAGAGCAGCTTGCAGCTCCCTTTCGCAGCGTAAAGCGCCACCATCTTGGCATCAGCGATGAGCACAGGTCGTTCGACTGCAGCGTCGTTGATCAGCCGGAAGTACCTTGAACTCTGGTACGGGTCTTCCATCTGACTCGAATCAAGCCTCGCTCCGAAGAGAAGATCGAATGTCTTATCGATGAACTTCGGATCGTGGAATTCTTTCTTGACGCTCAGAGAAAATGAAAAGAGATCTCTCAGATACCTCTGATACCGGCTGAAAAAGTTCCGACTGTGCCGTTCGTATTCTGCATGTATTTCCGCCTCGAGATCAGGCATCACCCGCTCGTAGTCCAACTTGTTCATCAGATGACAGAGCAGGGCATGCCCGACGAACGCGAAGAACTCCGGCGTTGAGAGATCCATTCGATTCTCTACGACCGTTTTCCCGATTTTCACTTCCGCAAGTTGACCGCGAAGTTTGTTCGCAACCGGTTTGAACCGCAGATCACTGCCCTCGAGCGTGGAGATGAAAGCGACAAGAGCGCGGAAACGCCGAGCAGGGACAACGAAATCACCACGACAGCCGTCGGACTTGCGCCAAGCTGGCCGAAGAAGCGGCAAAAGTATGTACTCTTCAGCCGCAGTGTTGAACATCGTTGGAATGCTTTCCTGGGCGCCTTCCACGATCCGGAGCTCGAGCCAGTAGGTACTGCCAACTCTTTTCATCTCCTCGATCTGGATTGACCAACCGTCGAAAAGCGGCGTAGGTCTGCACCATGAAAGCAGCTTGTCCTCATCGTTAACATAGCCAGCGCTGGCCGCATCGGTGAAGTACATGCGTATCTTCCCGTTTTCGCGTTCATAGCGGAAACCGTTGAGCGCGTCGGTGTACGTCGTGACGCGCTTGTCGAGGAAGGGGATCGGCAGATTGATTAGTACCCAGGCGCACCGCTGTCTTTGTTCAATCATCGCCTGGCAGAAGTCCGTGACGCCAATGTCCTGCGCAGAGTAGGGAGCATAAACGAGGTCAGCACCAGAACAAGTTTTGCAGTTCTGGTAAAGATCTTTGCATCTGACCGCGTCAAGTTCCGCTTTGAGAGCTGGCGGGTACGCGTGGTTGTGCCTGTAGCGGTCTCGCCCAGTGATCTCAGGTGCACAGTTGTGAACAACATTGGGTGTGCTAGCAACCTGCGGTGCGGAAGCACCGACCAAGTGAACTGTGTTGATCCCTTGACGCTGTATCTCTCCGACGATTGTCGCATGAAGCCCATTGCGTACCGCCTGCGCGATCGGGTGCGGATGTTCAATGTTCGAAGGTTCGATACGGAACCCGCGGAAAGCATGCGCTAGCATCTCGATCCTTTCCGGCCCGGCATTGACATCGACTTTGAGCGGGGGAAGAGCGCGGCGAGCATTGATCGTTTGCATGAAGTCGTTTTGCACTTCCTGATCTAACATGGTCTGAAGCATATCATTCCCGCCGAAAGCAGACAGATGTTTCCGTGCTTCGTTGTAGAACGGATCAAGCCAAACGACGGCGCCCTTGCCGGGACCTTGCACGTTGTTCAAAGCGTTTCTCACAGCCAGTACCTGAAGATCACGCGGCCCATGGACAAAATGCTTGGTCTTCGATCCGCGATAGATCCTGTCAGATCCGTGCGCCTGATCATTGTCTTGGCAATAATACTGTGCTAACTTGAGCGCCGGCATAATGAATGGCAGTGGCACAGCTATTCCATGAGCAAGATCGCGAACGACGTCGATGCAAGTCAGCCCGACATTCTGAAGGAGCGTGAAAGCACTCTCCAGTTCGATGTAACCAGGAAGACCTGGCGTTATCGGTATCGGTGGCAGCTGACCAGCATGTTCTTGCGCGACATCTATCAGGCTCTGTAGCATCGCCATCGGCTCAACGTCTGGACTTGGCGCAGGGATCACACCAGTGTCTATCGGTATGTCATCGATGATGTCTGGCATGCCGACAATAGGTGGGTCAATCGATGGGTAATCCGACGGGAAATCTGGCAAATGCGG